GGGGCGGCGGCGGGCTTGCGATTCGCAAACTCGGGCCACTGCTGGAAGAACTTCGCTTCGTTGAAGCGGTGGCAGGAGGTCCAGGCACCACGTAGCGTGTACGGGTGCTCGCTGTAGCGATCGGTGCGGGTCTCCTGACCGGTCTGGTCGCCGCGCTCGCCGTATAGGTCGCCGGTCTCGGCGATCCACGCCTCCGACTCGAGCGGGTCGTAGCCGTCCTCGTCGATGACGATGACGTGGCCGACGCCCCCTTCGTTCCCGGCCGATAGGACGATGTCGCCGACCTGGAAACCGCCGTCGGGAGTCAGGTTCTCGTCGGCCCAGGGGACCTCGTCGAAGCCCCGGGCCTCCATACCGGACCGGAGGTTCCCGGTCCAGAAGTCGTTGGGCTCAAGCAACGCCTTGTGCCCCCACGGCACGCCGTACGTGTGGTGGAGGCCGTAGGAGATCGATCCGGCGGCCAGGCTCGAACAGTCCGCGTTCTGCGGACTAGGGACCCGCCCGTGGGCATCAGCGGCGGCGTACCAGCTGCGCCGACTCTCGCCCTGGCTGTAGCCCACCGGCTGGTTGTCGCAGATTTCCCGCGCGATCTGCGCGGTGACGGATCCGACGGTCACGCCACGCCTCCCTGCTGGACCTCCCAGCCGGCGGCGAAGTTGATCGGGCCCGCCTTGAAAGGTGAAAGCCAGGCGCGGGCAATGTTCTTGTAGGTCTTCCCGTCGACCATGAGGAGTTCACCAGGGCCGATCATCGCGTCCCGCTGGAGGCCCTTGATGTCCTTTGCCTCAGCGGAGACGGAGCGCTCGTAGGCGTCGACGAGCTTGTCGACGTCATTCTTGCAGTCGCGCAGGAGTGAGCGGCGACTAAACTCACTCGAGACTCGCTCCATTAGGGCGTCGAAATCGGTGTCTGTCATGAATCGGAGGCCGCGCTCCGAGGTGTCCATGAATCCGCCTGCCATTATGCCATGCTCCTTGGTGTTGCTGTTGCGGTGATTGAGGAATAGGAGGAGTCTCCGGTGACGGAGAATGTTCCTCCCTTGCCGTATGCGCCGGTGAATCCGGCGCGAATCTTCGGGTCCCTTCCTGCGGGTACCACGCTCATTCCGGTCACGGTGACGGTCGCGCCCGTTGAGTCGTTGGGGAAGCGGGCCCGGAATTGGCGGTCCATGATGAGTACGGTCGCGTCAATATCGCCCGAGGCGACCCGGCCCCATACGGTGAATGCGACCTGGACGAGCCGGTCATAGGGGCGGACCCCGATATCGACCTGGGTTGCGCCCGAATACTCGCGGTCCTTGAGTGCCAGCGTATTGGTGAGTTGCACCCTGGACTCGACCGCCTGGACCTCATTAATGGGCGCCAGGACCCAGACGGCCCCATTCTTCGACCCGTCGGAGCGGTAGAGGATTCCGCCGACGTCGAGGTAG